CCAACGCCGAATTGTACACCAGATGTAAATCTCATGATGATACGATAGTTTTGTGAACCATCAATGTCGCTCATGTCAATTACTTTTACAGAATTGTAGTCAGAAAGTAAACCTGTTCCAAAGAATAAGTTAGATTTTTGAGCTGCAACGATGTTAGAATCACTCAAACCTGGACACAATACCATTTCAATACCTTGGAAGTTATAAGGCTTCTCTCCGATATTCATTGAATTGTTCCAACCATTAGCACCTAAACCAGAAGCACCATTACCTGCCATTGCAGTTTGGAATGCTTTTGCTACATTCGTAGGAACATATAACAATAAGTCTTGCTTACCATATACAGTTGCTGGGATTGTTTGAACGATAGAATCTAATTTAGAAACCACGTTTGTTGAAGTTACACTACCAGAAATTACTGTAGATGAACCACCTGTTAATCTTGCTGGTAATACTGCTGTTGCTCCACCTGCAGCTACTGATGCAGATAAGATGTTTTGGAATCCTGCGAAAGAACCATTAGTGTTAGTTCCTTGCCAGATGTTTTGTTCAGTTGCCTCGGCAACCTTTCCGCCCACATAGCTCACCAAAAAATCATTAAATGACTTCGGGATTTCGTCAAAAGCTGAAAAACCTAATTGTAAAGCTTCCCAAGATGCTACAAACTCTTGCTTACATAATTGTAAGTTAACTTGTAATTCTTTTGGAGTCAATACTTGTTCTGCGATAGTTACACTACCTGTGTTTGTGATAAAATCACAAGATGCGTCATTTACTAATGATGCTACTGAAATCTTTTGGATTACAGATTTGTATTTAACATTAGGCATGATAGTTACTAACTTCTTGTCTAATGTGTTTGCAGATAATAACGCTGCTGCGATATATCCTGCTGCTGCTTCTCCCGCGTAACTTGTTGCAGTTACAACTGGGTTTGCAAATTTTTGAAATTGTTTCATTTGAATTTCTTTTGTTTAATTAATTAATTATATAATTTAGATAAGAAGTTTGATTGTGAATCATTTACTTTCTTACCATAATTGTTTTGTGTTTGAGATGCAAACTTAGTAGCTTGTTCAACTGGAGCACCATCTAATTTAGGTAACTCTTCTTCATCTACTTCAGCCATTTTCATTCCTGCAACTTCTTCTGTTACTTGAGAATTAACTGGAGGATACATTGTTTCTTCCATCTTAGCCATCTTGCTTTCCATTTCACCGATTCTATAAGCCATATCATCCATCATCTTATTCATGTCAACTTCTTCAGTTGGCATTTCTTTAGTTGGTGCATTCTCATCTTCTGTGATTGGTTCTGCTGTATCAGTTTCTTCTGCCATCTTTAAGGTGCCAGATTCTACTGAATTCTTTTGTGTTGGTGTTTCGTTTACTTTTAATAAGTCTCCTGATGCTTGAGGAATTTCTTCAACTGGAACCATTTCTAATTCAGTTTCAGGTTGTGATTCCTCTACATTTTCTCTTTCGTTGATTTTACCATCCTGAACTACAACTCTTATCATAGTTTCTTTACCTTCTGTATCTCTTAAAGATATTTGGTATTCACCATCTGGTGCTGGCATTTTGCTTCCATCTTCATGTACTACTTCTACATTTTCACCTAAATCAAAAGTTGGTGATTGTAAAATTGTTCCGTCAGATGTTCTTGCGTCTGTTAAAGATATTGTGTCTTCTATGTTTAATAATGACATTATCTTACTTAATACAGTTTTTGAATTCATTTGTATGTGTTTTATACCTTTAATAACAAAGGTTGTTTAAAAAATAGTTATTTTTGTTTTATAATTTATATGTGATAATTACTATACCACTACCGCCTGGTTCACTTCCACCACTATCATTTGCTTCACCACCACCACCTGCACCTGTATTTGTAGCACCTGCAGTACCACCAAATGCACTTCCACCACTTGTACTTTGGCCATTTCCACCAATTCCACTACCGCCTGTTCCACCTGTTCCGTTATATGGTACACCTTCTTTACATCCACCACCTCCACCACCTGCTCCAAAGAATGATGATGACCCTATAATTGTATATGCTAAACCTGTACCACCATTTCCACCTATATAAGTAATACCTAAACTACCATCTGTTCCTACACTACCTAAACCTCCACCGCCGCCTGCTGCACCGGCTCCATAACTACCTTTAACATTATAAGATGGATATCCAGATGTTCCATCAAGTTTACCTCCATCTACACCTATATTAATTCCTCTTGCATTACATATTACTGATGATGAACCACCATCATAATTTTGAAAACTTCCAGTTCCTACATTAATTATATAAAAACCTGCAGGTAAATTTAATGATGCAGTAAATAATAATCCACCACCGCCACCACCATGTCCATTAGGTCTACCTACTTCTTGTGTTCTACCGCCTGAACCACCACCAACTAAAAATATATTTGCATTAGATATTGTACCTTCTTCAATATTTAATTCTCCTGACCCTGTAAATTTATAATAAGCATATGTGTCAGAGCCTGAAGTAAATGTTCCAGATATTGCATTTGTTATACTAATAGATGAACTAATTGTAGTTGATGCTAAAAATGAAAATGGAGTAAATCTCATTATACTAAATTTTTAACTGCCGTAGAATAAATTTTGCTACTATCAATAGTAACAAAAGTTAATATATCAACACTTGATGAATTAGTTGTTGCAGAATATGGATTGGTTAATGGAAATGCAAATGTTGTATTATACGATAAACTACCAAATCCAACAGATGGTTGATAAACAAATAAGTTTATAGTTTGTCCTGCTTTAATATTACTTGCAGCTAATTGAGTTGTACTTCCTGATACTAATGTTAATGTAAAGAAATTACCTTTTGATAAGTCTAAAGATGCTGTATTAGAAGTAATAGTTAAATTATTTGTATTACCATATACACTACCTGTTATACTTACTGACCCGGTAAATGTAGAAGACCCCGTAATAAATTGATTTCCTAAAAATGAATTACTTCCAGTCGTTGCGTATGAGCCTGTTTTATTTGCTAATGTAGTTAATTGTGTTTGTAAACTTGCAGTTGCTAAATTTAAATTAGTTATAGATGTATTAACACTTGCAGTAAAAGTAGATATACTACCTGTATATTGTGCAAGAGTTGTATTTTGTGTATTTTGAGAAGCAGTAAAACTATTTAAGTTTATTATAGATGAAGCATCAGATTGTGTATAAGCATTTAAAGCATCAATAGAAATCTTAGCACTTGCTGTAAAAGTTAATAATGATGCAGTCTGTGCATTTAAACTTGTTATAGAAATGTTAGCAGATGCAGTAAATGTATTAACTGATGAACTAAATGGGTTGAATGAAGATGTATTTACTTTACCATCGTCAGAAGTAAATGTCAAAGTAGCAATTGGCCCTCCTACATTTTGTACTAATGATGCTGAAAAGTATGTCGTTGAACCTACTAAATTAAATCTTGTTGATGTTCCTAATACTACACCATTTGATTGTATCTGATTTATAGAAGCAGTGTATGCATTAAAAGAAGAACTGAATGTGTCCAATCTATTAATACTTGCATTTGCACTTTGTGTAAATTGATTAACACCTGTATTGATTGTCAACTGACTTGCAGTAAAAGAATTTAATGCAGTATAAGTAGGTTGTTGAGATGCAGTGTAAGTATTTAAATTACTAATAGAAGTATTTACAGATGCAGTATAAGTTCCAAAAGGAATCTCATCTACAAGAGAAGTAATCATACTATCGTTAAAGTCTCTTAAATCTGCAGGAGTAATTTCACCTGCTGTATTATTTGGAAATGAGTCTGTATTGGATTGGAATAAAGTTGCTTTAGGTACCGCTGGCATATTATTTATTGTTTATTATTAATTATCTATTATATCAAAACCATCAGAGTATCCTAAATCAAATCCTCCACCTGATGGTCTAGTTGATTCAATTTGGCCTATTCCTTGTTGTATCAATGCACCATCACAGCAACTAACAGAGTATGTATTCTTTTCAATACACAAACATCCTCTTCTACTATTCTTTGGCGAACTTAAACCTCTTGTTGGGCCGATGTAAATGCCACTCTGGTTCTGTCT